CCACCTACACGCTCGTACCCGGTCTGAACCCACATACCATCGGGCCACAGGGGCAGCTCACTCAAAGCAGCCGCGCCAACAATGTGGCCACGTATGAGTGCGCCAATAACTTCGTCAACGGGCAATCGGTGACGATCAGCGATTCGACAAATGGCCTGAATGGAACCGGCAACGTTCAGTCGGCCACTGCAGCCAAATTCAGCATCCCGTCTATTGGCGCTGGCGTGACACTGGCGAACGACAGCGGCACTGCAGTGCTGGCCGCCAGTCCCATGCCGACATTCGCCACGCCCAATATGGGGCAGCGGCCGCAAAAGATCGAGCAGGCAACATTGGTGCTCAACAACATGCAGCCGCAAGATTATGTCGATATTCCGATCAACATCCGCGATCGCGAATGGTGGATGAATGTCAGAGTCAAGAATCTTCAGACTGACATCCCAACCGATCTCTATTACGATGCCACCTGGCCCAACGGCTCGATTTATCTCTGGCCAGTGCCGAACTATACTTATCTGATCCGGCTGGCCATCTGGGGCACGATTCCGCAGTTCCCAAGCCTGAATTATGTCTTCACCCTGCCACCCGGCTATGAAGACGCTGTGACGATGCAACTTGCCCGCGACATGGTTGGAGCGTTCCAGGGAAGCTGGACGCCACAGCAGGAAGATAACTACAAGCTGGCCATCAAATCCGTGCAGGTTAATAACATCAAGTCACCGCGCGGAGTTACTGGCGATGTGGGAATGCCGGGCATTGGTAACAACATGAGCGACTACAACTACTACAGCGGAATGCCGAATCCATAATGGGACGTTTTGGTTTTTGTGGTCCCTCATATACTTCACAGTCGATCACTGCGGATTGCCAGCGTTCGATGAACTGGTATCCTGAATCAATCGAGAGCGGCCTAGGCAAGTCTTACATGGCGCTTTACCCCACGCCCGGCCTGTCCGTCTTCGCTGCGATAGGCAACCCGGTCCGCGGCATGCTCGAAATCAATGGGCGCATGTTTGCTGTAGGGGCTGGCGTTCTCTCTGAGATAAGCAGCGCTGGCAGCACGACTAACCGCGGCGCGGTCGGCAACGATTACAAACCCGTCACGATGGCGAGCAACGGAAGTGACGGCAATCAGCTTCTCGTGTGCTCTGCCGGCTCGCTTTACTGCCTTGACCTCAAGACGAATATACTGACCGGTCCTCAACTTGGCCTGCAGGGTCAGGTTTCGATGGTGACATTCTGCGATGGATACTTCATCGCGCTATTGGCGGACAGCAATAAGTTTCAGGTATCGGCACTCGAAGACGGAACCACTTGGAATCCGCTTGGCGTCGAGCAGGTACAGGTGTTTCCAGAGAATATCGGCGGCATCATCACAGCCTTTCGCCAGGTCTGGGTTTTCGGCGTCAACGGTCATACGCAGGTCTATTACAACTCGGGTGCAAGCGCTTTTACGCCATTCGATATTATTCAAGGCGCCTATCTAGAGGAAGGCATCAGCGCCCCTTATTCCCTTACGGTGCTGGACAACGCGCCTTTCTGGATTGGCGGCTATCAAACCGGCGTCGGCATGGCGTGGCGCGCGAATGGCTACACCCCCCTAAGGGTTTCGAATCATGCAGTCGAGGCTGCATGGGCAAACTATCCGAGCAAGGGTACCGATGCCATCGGATATTCGTATCGTGACCAAGGTCATACGTTCTGGGTATTGCGTTTCCCGAGCGCCAATAAGGGCTTTGGTGCAACTTGGGTATATGACACCGCAACTCAGATGTGGCATGAGCGCGGCTTTTGGTCACCCCAGGCGCCGGAAGGCTACACGGCACATCTTTCGACGTGCCACTGCTTCGCTTTTAACCAACACCTCGTGGGCGATTGGAATAGCGGCAACATCTACGCTATGTCCATCGCGACGTATCAGGACAACAACCAACCGATCCGCCGCGTGCGACGCGCGCCCCACATCTCGACTGAGCAGGTTCGCATCTTTCACAGCTTTTTGCAGGTTGACGTAGAGGTTGGCGACGGTCCCATGCCGCCACTGGAGGACGGCGCCGGCAATCCGCGCGGCCCACAGATGACCCTGAGATGGTCGAACGATGGCGGTAGAACCTGGAGCAATGAATACTCCAAAGATGCCGGACAGGTTGGGCAATATCGCCAGCGCGTCTTCTGGAACCGCCTCGGGCAGGCCCGCGACAGGGTTTACGAAATCTCCGTGAGCGATCCGATTCCGTGGCGGGTCGTTGACGCGTATTTGAAGGCTGGGCCGAACTATCAATTGCCGCAACAGCGCCTGAATCAGCGCTACCAGGAGATCACATAATGGCCACAGCTCCTCCATTTCAGTTTGCCGCGAAATATATCGACATCAAACAGCCGAGCGGCTTCTCTTTTGTTGGCCAGCAGACATTTGCCGCCATGCAGCAGCAGCTAGCCAGCCACGAATCGACCATCGCTACGCTCCAGAACAACATTGCCACCCTCCAAGCTCAAGTAAAGGCGCTCCAGCTATGACTATTTCTAAATGGCTTTTTGAGGGCATTTTGACTATCTACGGATTGTCATTACCCATCCACGCGCAGAATCCGCTCCTCAACACTTACGGCAATATCACGCTGCAGGCGTCTTCGTGTTCAGGTCCCGGCGCTGGGTATGTCTATCTCGCACTGCCTTCGAATGCATCGGCGGTTGCCGTCACGGTTTCCGGCACGTGGAGCGGAACGCTGCAGTTCGTCGGCTCTGTTAACGGGTCGGCATGGACCAGCGTCAATGCATCGCCGCTTCCATCTGGTGACAGCGTCACTAGCACAACAGCCAATGGAACATATACCATCAGCCCGGGCGGCCTAACACAGGTTTGCGTCTATGCCAGCAGTTACGCAAGCGGTACGGCATCCGTGAATGCATCGGTCCAGACCGCAGCTCAAACCGGCATACTACCGGGCGGTTCGGATACTCAGATCCAGTGGAACTCCGCAGGCGCTTTTGCCGGAGCATCTGGCGGGACAACCAATGGTACGCACTTTGCCTTTGGCGCGGGATCGGCGGTGGACAATGGACCGATAACGTTTCCAGACGGAACCCCTTTATCGCCCAAGGTAATAAACTCGATTTCTGAGACATACGCGGGCGCAGACTTAGAGAACGGGGAATACCTTAATCTGGCCCTAAATCCGGCATCTCCTCCCACAAATGCAGCTTACGGCTCATATCACAACCTCACGGCACTCGGGAGCAATTGGACTACCGCAAATGAATTTATCGGAGGCGTGGCTGAGGCGACCTACGGCGGGAGTGGTACGGGCGCGTCGGGTTTCCAGCCATTAGCAGAGGGGATGGAGGGCGTTGTAGTCAATCTCTCTACTGGCGAAATGCAGAACCAAATCGGAGTAGTCTCAAATTCCGTAAACATATCCACGGGGCTCGTAGATCAGGCCGAGGGGGCGCAAAATCAGGTTTTTAACACTGGCGGCGGTACGGTGTCTGCGGCCCAAGGCGTACAGTCTGTAATCGATAACATCAGCGGCACGATCTCAAGCGCACAGGGCATTCAGACCAGCTTTATATCATCGGCCGGAACCACGATAGATAACGAAGGAGTAAAGATAACATCGCCCTCGTTGAGCGGCGGCCAGATCACGACAAATATCGGACTTGATATTCAACAGCAATGCGTCGTTGGAGTGACAGCGTGCTATGGAATCGATCAGGAAGCGAGTAGCGACCCAAACTATCTTGCAGGCGCATTGCGGGTTGCAGGGGCGTTGAGCGATGCGACGGCGACAACGACCAACACCGACAATCGGGGCCGGTTGACTCTGACGGCAGGAACGGTCAGTTATACCTTCACTGCTGGCCCGACCTCGGGCGCATGGACGACGGCACCTATCTGCCAAGCGCAGGACCAGACCTTTGCGAATCAGATTCACACCACGCTGACGGTGTCGGGATCGACGCTGACCATCGCCAATTCGGTGGGAACAACCGACACCTACACCTACCATTGTGATTTGGGGAACTGAGGGAGAACCAAATGCTTCTGAAAACACTCGCAATCCTCGTGCTTTTTGCCTCAGCAATCGTTCCGGCACAAACCAAACCCGCATCTCCAACAAACATCGGCACTGGAACGATTGAAACCTATGCAGGGATCTATATTGACCATGTTGAGCCCTTGGACCTTAGGAGAGAAGAATTCTCTCTGGGGCTAATAATGTCAACCACGGACGGGGTGCGTTGCCTAGCCGACCAGCTCAAGGTGAATGGAATAATTGTGGAGATTAGGGACTGTGGTAAAAAGGGGCGCGTCCATTATGCTCGGGGGTGGAATGCGGCGAGGGTTGACCATATTCTTCTTCAAATTCGCGGTGGCTCAAAGTTCTCGATTTACAGTCAATTTATGGGTATCTCCGCCATCTCCACACCGTCCCCTTACTGCGATTTTGGGAAACTGAGGAAT